ATGAACGAATTACAAGTATTCAATAATGCAATGTTTGGAAATGTGCGAATTATCCTGCAAGATAATGAGCCTTGGTTTGTAGCGAAAGATGTATGTGATTGTTTAGAAATTAACAATTCAAGACAAGCATTGAGTCGACTTGATAATGACGAGAAGAATAGCGTCATTTTAAATGACGGTACTGCTGGCAATCCAGAAAAATCAATAGTTAATGAATACGGCTTATATAGTTTAGTGCTATCAAGTCGAAAACCAGAGGCAAAAGAGTTTAAACGCTGGATAACACATGAGGTACTGCCGAGCTTACGAAAATATGGAACGTATAGCATGAATATTCCTAGAACGTTGCCAGATGCCTTAAAAGCATACGCTAACGAAATTGAGGCACATAACCAAACAAAAGCCTTATTAGAGGAACAGAAACCGAAAGTATTATTCGCCGATGCTGTGAGTACTAGCGATACCGATATTTTAATCGGTGATCTAGCCAAACTCTTAAATCAAAACGGCCACAACATTGGACAAAATAGACTGTTTGAGCGGTTAAGAAATGAGGGCTTTTTAATCTCACGAAAAGGCAGCTCTTATAATTCCCCAACACAGCGAGCTATGGAAATGGGGCTTTTCAGAATTAAAGAAACAGCTATCACGCATTCAGACGGCAGAGTAAGCCTCAATAAGACGCCTAAAGTAACAGGCAAAGGGCAATTATATTTCATTAATCGTTATAAGGGCGTGAATTTATGACATTGCTCATTGATGAAATACACAAATTTTACAGTAACCCTCAAAACATAGCAGCGTTTGAGGAATGGAAAGCGAGGAAACACAAAAATGATGATACATCAACTAAGAGCGAGAGAAAAACGAGCTAAACGTAGAGCACTTAGAGATAAGAAACCGAAAGACTGGCAATTATTACTATTCACGGCTGGCATGCTTTGGTTTTTCTTTGCTACTGCTTATTGGTGGTGTACAGGTGAGGCGCTTATTAAATGGTAATCGAGGTACTAGCAGCGTTATGTATGACTACATCAATGATATTCACTATTTACTGCCTCGGCTTAGTGATCTGGCTTTTGGCATAAAAAAAGAGCTACTCACAAAAAGTGAATAGCCCCTAATTCCAATCACTAAGTGAAAGGAACATCACACACTCTGATTTTATATTAATTATCGTTAAAAGTCAAAGAAAGGACATCACACACTCATGTTTAAAAAGATTTTTGACAGTAAAAATGCTACTCGAGAAGAGTGGCTAAAGGTTCGCAAGCTAGGGCTTGGCGGTTCTGATATGAGCGCCGTTCTAGGCGTCAACCAATGGCGCAGCCCTCTCGATGTGTGGCTCGACAAAACCAGCGACACAGTCGAGGAAAAGGAAAGCGAGCCAATGTATTGGGGTACTATCCTCGAGGATATTGTAGCCCAAGAGTTCGCAAAGCGCACAGGGTATAAAGTGCGTAATAACAATTTCACATTGCAGAGTGAGGAATACCCTTACTTGCTCGCTAATATTGATAGGGAAATCGTAGGCCTTGACGCTGGGCTTGAATGCAAGACAGCGAACGCATTCAAGGCTGAGGAATGGCAAGGCGACAATGTACCAGACGCTTATTATATCCAATGCCAGCATTATATGGCTGTAACTGGCAAGGCGAGCTGGTGGATAGCTTGCCTCGTAGGTGGAAATACATTCTACTACAAAGAAATCAAGCGTAATGATGAGGTTATCAGAGCAATCATTGATACTGGCCGAGAATTTTGGCACTTAGTAGAAACTAAGACCATGCCAGCGCCAGACGATAGCAAGGCTTGCGGCGAGGCACTCAAAAAGTTATACAAACACAGCAACGGTAAGGAGATTGAGTTATCAGCTCAATATAACAATGTCATTGTTGATTATCTCGAGTTAAAAGAGCAGCTCGCAGAGCTGGAAAGTAAAAAGCGAGGCATTGAAAACCTCTTGAAAGACGCTCTAGGCGATAACGAAAAAGGCTCATGCGGTGAGCATTATGTGAGCTGGAAATCGAGCAAGCCTCGTGAAACATTCGACAGCAAGAAATTCAAGAGCGAGCATCCATATTTATATAAAAATTACATTAAACAGGGCGAACCTAGCCGCCGATTTGAGGTGAAATAATGAAAACTCATGATTTAAGAAAACTACTCGAGTCTGTTCCTTATGATTTCGAGGTAAAAGTTATAGGAAATTGCGGCGTTAAAGTGGCGACCATAGTAAATATTGATTTTGAAAGAAAAGTATTGATTATAGGAGATGTTAAATAATGGCAACTACAACAGGTATTGAACTAAAGAAAAACACTATCACAGCTGCAAAAGAGGCTAAAACAGTAAAAGGCATGCTTGAAACGCCAGCTTTCAAAAAGAAATTCGAGGAAATGCTTGGCAAAAAGGCAGCTGGATTTATCTCGAGTATTATCGCCGTAACAAATAACAATAATTATTTGATGAAAGCTGACCCTGCCACAGTCATTGGTGCAGCTGCACAAGCGGCTATGCTAGACCTACCAATTAATCAGAGCTTGGGCTTTGCCTATATCGTGCCTTATAAAGGCGCTGCACAGTTCCAGCTTGGCTATAAGGGTTATATCCAACTAGCGCAACGCAGTAACCAATATGTTGATATTGGATCTAATACAGTGTACGAGGGCGAGCTCGAATACGAAAATCGATTACTTAATAAATTCAAATTCGGTGAGCGCACAGGCGATAAAATTATTGGTTATTTAGCTTACTTTAGACTGACTAATGGCTTTGAGAAGATGTTATTTATGCCGCTTGACGAAATGCAAGCACACGCTAAGAGATACAGCCAGAACTACAAAGGGGGTACCGACAAATGGGGCCTTGCAGATTTCAATGTTATGGCTGAGAAAACAGTGCTCAAACGCCTATTATCAAAATATGGGCCGTTAAGCATTGAAAGCATTCAAATGAACCAAGCACTCGCTAATGACGGCGGCATCGTAAAAATGAACGAAAGCGGCGAGTTCGATGTAACTTTTGACGGCGAAACTATCGACGCTGAATATGAGGAACCTGCAGCAGAGGAGCCAAGCGGCGATACTTACAACGTAGCAGGCGAGATTATCGACGCCAACACAGGCGAGGTGGTAGGCCATGAATAACAATGACAAAATGCTCGCTCAATTCGGTGCTGATTGGGTGAAAGTGAGAGAGTATATCGCAGCATTCAAGGTCGCTGATATTCCCTACACACCTACTTTTATGGTGCGCATCGAAAAGAAAACAGGCACACCAGCTAATACAGTAAAAAGCATTTTAGATTATGGCCTACAAATTGGCTTGTATCGACATGTAGGCAATAGAAACGTAATTACATTCGCACCAACGAAATAGAAAGGGGGATATATGGCAGACCCAAAAAGATATTACTGGTTTAGGTTGCATAAAGATTTCTTTCAAAAAAAAGAAATCAAGCGGCTGCGTAGAGTTGCTGGCGGCGATACTTACGCCGTCATTTACTTAAAAATGCTCTTGCGCTCTATCGCTGACGGCGGCAAGTTGTACTTTGACGGCTATGAAGAAACTTTTGTATCTGAGTTAGCTCTCGACATTGACGAGGATGAGCAGAACGTTCAAATAACTGTAAATTATTTATTAAAAAACGGTTTACTTTTGGAATGCGAGGCCGATGAGTATTACTTGCCAGAGGCGAATAATAACACAGGCTCAGAGACCGCCGCAGCAAGTAGAATGAGGAAACTACGCAATAAATCGAAAGAATTAGAGTGTAACAATGTTACGCCACAATGTAACAATGTTACATCAATGTTACACGAATGTTCGCATCCGTTACAAACCTGTTACGGAGAGATAGAGAAAGAGAAAGAGTTACATAAAGAGTTATATAAAGAGTTAGAACACAGAGATAGAGATATAACTATATCTACAACTAGAGAAGAGGAGAAAGTAGAAAAAACTCCCTCCCCTGTCTTAAATATAGAACTCTATGATTTATGGGTTCAGAACTTTGGAATTATCTCATCTTATGTGAAAGGCGTTCTTGATGATCTAGTGAACGAATACGGCTTACAAGACACAAGTGAGGCTGTGAATATTGCAAAAGAGCGAGGTAAGTCGAGTATCAGATATGTAGAGGGTGTATTAAAAAATCAAAGGTTAGAGAATGGAACAATTAGACATAACGGCAGCAATCGAAAAGATGAGGCAGTCGATTGGCAAGCAGAACACGACAGGGTGCACGGCCAAAGCTGATTATGAATTTATCAAGCCTATCTATAACAAGCCTGTAGTTATACAAAAAGATAAAAATCAGACGTATAGCGTGGCTGGCATTCCCAAGCGATACTACGGAATGAGCTTTGAGTATTTAAAGCAGCACGGCACATTTCCAAAGGAAAACACCGAGGCCTATCGCATAGTGAATGAATACAGGCAGAACCTAGAGCAGAATTTAAGCACAGGCAAGGGCCTCATATTAAGGGGCCCAGCTGGCACAGGGAAAACCTCTCTCGGTGTGTGCTTGTTAAAAGAGGCTCTAGCGATTGGCAAGGGGTGCTTGATGCTCTCAATGCCAAATCTCTTGGACAATATGCTCACCTTATCAAAAGGCGATAATGTGGCGTTCATGAGCTACGAGCAGAAACTGCGGAATATACCGCTTTTGTTGCTCGATGATTTTGGGGCTGAATATGCAAAATCTGAATGGGTATCTGCAAAGGTCGAGAGTATTATCATAGACCGCTACAACAGAATGCGGCCGATTATCCTCACTACTAACTATAGTGAGGGCTGGACTAAAGACCATTACAGCCAGCGTATATATGACAGGTTGAGAGGTGAATATCAAGAGGCCATTTTCATGGGAATATCTCACAGGGGGCAAAAATGAAAAAAGTAAAAATTAAAGTACTTGATAACGGCGTAATAAAAATTAAACATAGCAACGATTTCAAAGATGTGAAAGAGGTCGCAAGTGTAATTATGGCCGCTGGTACTGTAATGATGATGAACTCTAAATTATCAGATTTAGAAAAAGCGGAATATATAGCAACCATTAGGCTTGGGCTAGACACTTGCTTATATATGTTAAAGCAAGAAACAGGCGCAACTCTTGATGATGTAAGGCTTATGATTGAGAAATTACTCAAAGAGGTAAAAGAAAAATCAATTTAAATGCCCTATAAGGCGAGTTTAAAAATCTCACGATAGAATTATCGAGCGAATAATTAGAGGGGGCAAAATAACGAAATTTAGTGCATAGAATTAGAAAAGAAATCAAAAGATATAGAGGTGAAATCGTGGAAATTGTAATACAGGGTCAACCAAGAACGAAAAAGAACAGCAGCAGAATAGCACTCATCAACAATAAACGTGTACTCTTACCGTCAAAAGCGTTTCAAGCATATGAGAAAGTTGCTCTCGTGCAGCTGGCTCGAGTGCAGGCTGTTCATGGGCCAATATCGGTGCTGTGCCGCTACTATTTACAAGACCGCAAAAGCTGGCCTGATTTGGTTGGCCTATTGCAGGCCACCTCGGACATATTGCAAGCTGCTGGCGTGATTGATGATGATAAATACATCGTCAATTATGACGGCTCTATGATCGCTGGGCTCGATAAAAATAATCCTAGAGTTGAGATTGTAATACATCAAATCACCGAGAACAGCGTATTATGCGATGCATATGTAAAGGCAAAAGCTCGAAAGTGCGACACCACGAAACGAGCAAAAAGCCAAAGAGGTGCCACGGCAGGGGCTAAGGCTAAACCTAAAGCCCCTACCTCAATCTCATACAAGGAATACAGAAAACTCATTAAGAAAGGACATCACACACCATGAATGAGAAAGAATACAGATTACAGCTAATAGGTACTATCGGCCTTGATATTTGGCTTAATGCTAACAGCGAGGCTCATGCTGAGGAACTAAAAGAGCAAGTTTTAAAAACTATCAATGATCAAATCACGATTGACTGCGGCAAGGTGGACGGCACTCTTGATGTATACGTTGACTGTATCGACCTTGAAATCGAAAAATTAGTAATTCAAGACTAGTGAGGTGCTAATGAATAGAAACATCAAAGCCACATATGACGGCAAGTATTTTGAACTCATAGCAGAGGAATGTAACACAGTAGAACTTTTATCTTTTGTGTGTGATGTGGTTGAGCAAGCGCTGTATATTGTGGCTGGAAATGATACAGAGCTATTTGATGAGGCAAAAGAAGCTATCATCGAGGAAATTCGAGGAATTGACGAGGTACATCATGAGAGAATATTGCAATAACGGACGAACCGAACGCTTTAACAATAAAATACCGCAATTCTTAGCACACCTTGATATATGGAATGAGGAACCTATGGACGATTGCGCAGCAACGCCTAGAGCCTACCATAAGGCGCTCAAACAACAGCAAAAGAAACACGCTGTATGCGTAATATGTGGCAAAGTATTCGAGAAAGGGAAGTATCAGAAAACACGCACCACATGCAGTAAATCGTGCGGCTGTAAATTAGGCGCTATTCACAGAAACGAGAAAATGAGCAATAGGAGAGCGGAAAATGCTAGATATAAAAATCAAGAAACTAAGTAAAAACGTAGAACTACCGAAACAAAGCACGCAGGGCGCTGCTGGTATGGACTTTTACCTACCGCAGCCAGTTAGATTTGAGCCAAATCATTCTAAGAAAGTACCGCTCGGCGTAGCTGTGGAAATTCCAGAGGGGTATGTCATGCTGCTCATTCCTCGCAGCAGCACATGGAAAACGCCGCTCAGAATGCCGAATAGTGTAGGCGTAATTGATAGCGACTACAGAGGCGAGGTATGTGCGTTACTACGAAATACAAGTGATTTCGCAATGACGGCAGATGTAGGCGAGCGATTAGTGCAAGGCGTGATTGTGCCTGTGCCTAGCGTTCAAATTCAAGAGGTAGAGGAGTTAAGCGAAACCAGCCGAGGGGTTGGCGGCTTTGGGAGTACTGGAAAATAAAAGGGGTTAAAAATGAAAGAATGCAAAGATTTTCGAGTGCACAATGGGCTATATGTACATAACAAACACATTGACTGCGAACAATGGAAATTCAAATTTGATAACGGATATGGGGCGTCGGTAATTACTGGCGTTATTGCTTACTGCAACGAGGCGCATCCTTACGAGTTGGCCGTGTTAGAACATGATGAGCTTTGTTATGATACACCGATCGCAGATGATGTAATCGGCTACTTAACAAGCGATGAGGTATACGATTTATTGGATAGCATTGAGCAACTCTAGGTGAATGGAAAGGGATAAATAGGTGGCAATGAATGTATACGGTAGTATTAATAGAATGCAATGGCAGCGATAAAGTAGGGTGTTATGGTTCATACAAAACAATAAACGAAGCTCGAAAGGCTAGAGATAAGTTTGAAGAGGAGCAAAAGAAATTCATGCAAAATCTAACTAGCGAGCAGTTCTGTGAGTTTGTTGAAGAGATGCCAGTTATTGTAAAGAATTATTCTCGAATTATGAGCGTTTCGTATATTTTGCAAAATCGTTGGGGGTAACATGTCAAAATCACCATGTAAGAACTGTATAGAGCGCTATGTAGGTTGTCATAGTAAATGTAAGCCGTACACAGAATACACTCAAGTATTAGTTGCCTATCGTGAGGCTAAAGAATATAAAGGCGATGTGAGCGGATATGTGAAAGACAATAATAACCGCATTCGCCGAAGAACTAATAGGCCTGTTCGTGTATTGCAGTAGAGGAAACCCTATGAAACTGGTATACGCTGGCAACTGGTTCGCTCTAGGCGCCTGTATATACGGCAAGAAAAGCCCAGATGAGGCGTTAAAAGTGTTAGGCTTACAGATTAAGCCGAGAAAGAAAAACCGCTATAACGTAGATATTGAAATTCTAATAAATATGAGGCATGAGGGGCTAACAATAAGACAAATCGCAGCGGCCTGTGATATGTCATTCGCAGTAGTTAGAAAACGCCTTTTAAATGCAGGTATTGAATTAACAAGATTAAATAACAAGGAGAAAACACAATGAATAAAACGATTTTAACAGCAGCAATTTTCGCAACAGTAGCAGGTAACGCATTCGCAGCAGGCCAAGTAGAGCCAAATGCGTTGGCGCCTGTGGCTAATGGCTACAATTCCATTGTAGCTGGCGCTAATTCCAGCGCTAATGGTTCCAATGTGGTGGTATTTGGTAGAGATAACTCTGTAAGTGCAGATGATACTACTGTTATCGGTGGAGGTAATGGAACAGTAGCAGCAGGAGAAACTACAGTTATCGGCTACAACAATTATGTAGGCGCTCATAAAGAGCAGGTTATGATTGGCGCTAATTCTGTAGTAGATAATCAAGGAGCCATTGCGATTGGTACACATACCATGACTAGAGGTATGGACGCAGTAACAATCGGCAATAATGCAAGCGCACCTATTCAAAACAGCGTAGCTATTGGCACAAATAGCCAAACGTATGAGCCTGTAGGTTTTGGACAAATGCAGATTAATGGAGTTACTCACGTTTTCGCAGGAGAGGCGCCTAATTCCTCTGTATCTTTTGGATCTAAAAAGAGTGAAACATACAGCCATTTAGATAACTACTCTCGACAACTGCAAAATGTGGCAGCTGGCAGAATTGAAGCCGACAGCCTCGACGCCGTGAATGGTTCACAGCTATTCGCTGCCGTTGATGAGATTAACAGCAACGGCCTAGCGATTAGCAAAAACGCCCAAAATATTGCAGGCAATACCGCAGCGATCACTAAGAACAGTAACGCCATTACTAACTTGGGCGCAGTAGTCAATAATCAAGGCGAGGCATTAATCAACCATGAGGGCCGCATCACAGCGCTTGAAAGCGATAACAAAGACCTTAAAACCGACGTGCAAAATACTCAAAATCAAGTGAACATCAATACCAAAGATATTGCAGATTTAAAAGGTAAAATTGGCGACACAGCGGCACTTGAAAATAACTTTAACAACAAAATTTCCAATGTCATGGACGAGGTAGCAAAAACTGGCGCAGCTAATGCAGCACTCAGCGCTTTGCATTATGTAGGTTATAACGCAGATGATAAATTGAGCTTTGCTGCAGGCTACGGACATTATAAAAACGCTAACGCAGCGGCTCTCGGTGCATTCTACGCACCTAATGAACATGTATTGTTTAGCCTAGCGACTACACTCGGCGCTGCTAAAATGGTAAATGCTGGCGTATCTTTCCGATTAGGGAAAGGCAGCGAATACGAAACTAACCATAAAGGCAAGATTACAGTGCTCGAGGCACTTGTAAATCAATTAATCAAAGAGGTTGAGGAATTGAAAGCAGGTAAATAATATGAAAGCACTTTTTGCATCTGTATTCGTAGTATCTATTTTTATTATGAAAATCGAGAGCATTGCGCTCTCGATTGCCTTAGTACTTTGGTTAGTTGGACTATTCGGTGTAACTGGTAGCGATGTATTGAGAGTGCTTACGATATTTCTCGGCACGTTTACAGTATCGCTTGTATCGTTTGTGATCGCAGAAATGAGAAAGTAGGCGATAGCATGATTAGATATGAACACGCATTAAAACTGCAACAGCTACAAATGGCTTTAACCATTGTTATCGGTAACGATATAATCATTCCTATTGTAGAACAAAGAGAGGCAGTTTTGGCGGCCACTATGATATATGCGTTCATCTGGCGCTATAAAAATGCTGGTGCAAAAGTTGATTTAGGCAGCATATACAACGCTGAAATTTTAAAAAACAACGCACTAGAGAAATATATCGAGGATACAAGAACATATGTTAAAGGTGAGCTGTGTAAAATGCTCAGTAAAGAGGATAACAAATGATAGATACAGAGGAGCTTTTCGAACATGGCTTTGATGAGTTCGAGGTGCAGATTTATCCAAAGGGAACACATCTCACGTTGAAATGTAGAGATTATATGACGAATAGCGATTTACAAGTCGCACTTATGCACGCTCGAAAGATTGCGAAGAATAAAAGCTATAGAACATTCATGAAAATTAAAGATAGCATAGGGTACAAGGTGCTAGAGGTTCAAGATATTATAGAAATCACAATAAATGAAACTCGCATACATCATACCGAAAACAGCTATATTAGAGGGCAAGTACTGAAGATATTATCGAAATGAGGGGATAACATGAACGACAAAGAGGGCAGAAAGTGGCTGTTACAAAAACTATATGATAATGGCATTAAGTATATCGCATTCTGTAAATATTATAATGGCTATGTAGGATTACGAGATAAGCCTTTGTTTATGAAAACTGGCGACCTTATAAGCGCATCCAACTATATAATCACGATTGGCGATTTACTGCCAGATTTTAATGAGCCGAATTATCTCGATATTGGCAAGTATTTGGGCATTGTAGACTGGAGCAAAGTGGCTGTAGATACGCCTATATTTGTTGAAAAGACATTGGGCGTAGTTGTAAAGCGACATTTTGCAAAGTTTGAAAATGGTAGAGTGTGCTTTTTTGGTGGTGGGCGAACAAGTTGGAGTTGCGACAACGACGGAATAACCTATATAGCGCCTAAATACGTAAGGTTAGCAGGTGGCGATGATGAAAAGTAATACTTATATCGTAACTCTCGATAGCGGCCATTATGAATGGACACGAGAGGACGAAATACACACCTACAAAGCAGCAATAGAGGCGGGTATAAAAGAGGCTCAACGATGCAGCAAGGATATATTTTATCTGGTACCATGCTCTCAATGGTGGCCTATTACTGGCGGAATTGCTAGGGAATTAGTCGAAGATTTAGCCATTGATTTAAGAAACGATATAAACGATTATGAAACGCTTAAAAACGTACCGGAGAGCGAAATTAAAGAGCTGGAGCTAGGTATTAACAAGCTTATTAGGCAATGGCTCATAAGAAATAATCGCATACCGAACGGCGTATATTTTAACGATGAAATTATTTACAAGGTAGTAAATGGGAAGGCGGTAAAACTTGGAAAAGCAATATAGCAATGATCGCCAACATTTAACAGAGTATATAGATTATGGGCGCATTCATAATGTAGAAAAAGCTCGATTAACGGCACATGCAGCCGTAGAGGAAAAATTCAATAAACGGCTTAACCTTATAACGCTAGTTACATTTATAAGTGCTATCGTGTTTAGCGTATTGATTACACTCGGCATGCTGCTATTGTTAGCTGCTGGCGTGCATTATATTTGGGGGTGATTGAATGGAATGTAAGGGGCGTACTTTTACCGAGTTAGAGGTAGAGGCTATAGTAAAGATTGCGGCAGAAACAGCAGCACAAACAGCCTTAACCGAATTTAATCGGCGCAACGAGGACATGCTCGCCAAGAAAAATGAAAGGGCCTATAAGAACACTACAACGCTACTCGAGGGCTATACGGCCATGAAAGCACATTGCCAGAGTGCTATTGCAAAGGCAGAAGATACCTTAACACCTAGCGACTTACAAACAGTATTGTATGAGGTTTTTAATCGTAGAGGGTTATTGCAGATTGAAACTATTCTAGCGAGTAAACGGCGTACAGAAATTATCATCGAGCATATAGATAAAATGCTCGATGTATACCAAACAACTTGCATTAATAATAATAAGCACTATTGCGAGTGTGTGATTGATAGGTATATCAACGACTTAACAATCGCAGAAATTGCAGAAAAACACAATACAGTGGAGCGAAATGTCTATAGGTGGCTAGATAAAGGGATTGACGATTTGAGCATATATTTATTTGGCGCATATGCTCTATAAAATGTCATAAAGTTGTCATATTCGATACTATTAGAGTGTGATAAGATGATATTGGTAAAAGGTGCTTGAACTATTAAGTTTACGTTTCATTTTATCCTCCTTTCTTATAGACAAACTGACATCACAAGAACACCTCGGCAGAGATTGAGACACTCTGGTCGAGGTGTTTTTGCATTTAAACATAAAAAGAGGTGAGATCGTGGCGACAAAGGCGCAACCAAAGAAAAAAAGTAATGCAGGCCGCAAAGGCTTATATAAAGAATGGCTAGAGGCTGACAATCTTATTTTGTTAGAGGGTTGGGCTAGAGACGGCCTCACCGATGAGCAGATAGCGCATAATATCGGCATTACAACTACCACTTTGTATGATTGGAAAAAGAAATATCCTCAATTTGCTGAGGCTATAAAAAGTGGTAAAGAGGTAATCGATAGAATTGTAGAGAATGCGCTGCTTAAAAGTGCTATGGGCTATAAGTTTGACGAGGTGGTTCAAGAGCGTATATACAACCCAGAAACAGGCGAAAGCGAGATAGTAGAGGTTAAGCGTACAACTAAAGACGTAGCGCCTAACTCTACCTCATTAATATTCTGGCTTAAAAACAGGCAGCCAGCAAAATGGCGAGATACTAAGAATATCGACGCAGCAGTTGAGGTGAAAAACCCATTCGAGGGAATAGATACGGCTGATATTAAAAAGCTCATTGGCGAGGAATAAGCTCAATCTGTATATAGTCATGAAAAGGGGGTGAGGGTGTGCAGGTTCAGAGTAATAAAGAGAAAATCATACAACTAGCGAAAAGGGAACTCGCTCGGCGTGAGTTTTTTTATTATTGCCAGCTAAAAATGGGTGGCTTTTACAAAAAGAGCCGAAAGTATTTAGTTGAGTTATGTGATGCGCTAGAGAGCTTTATCAAAGATGATGAGTATAACGTGCTCATTGTGAACCTGCCTCCATAGCCTCGGCATGGTAAGAGTTTAACGGCGCAGCATTTTGCTCAGTGGATATTTGGCAATAACCCAGCGGCCAAAGTAATGACTGGCTCATACAATGAAACACTCTCGAAAATGTTTAGTAAATCGGTTAGAAATGCTATTCAAGAGAATAAGGCCGATGAGGACATAACTGTATTTAGTGATGTATTCCCTAGCGTTCATGTAGCAGTAGGCGACGCACAGGCGCACTTATGGAGCTTAGAGGGATATACTAACTCATACCTTGCCACCTCGCCAACTGGTACAGCCACAGGCTTTGGCTGTTCGCTCATGATCATTGACGATATTATCAAGAACAGCGAAGAGGCCTATAACGCCAGCGTGAAAGAGAAACATTGGGAATGGTTTACTAATACCATGCTTTCTCGCTTGGAAGAGGGCGGCAAGATTATTATTATCATGACACGCTGGGCGAGTGATGACTTAGCAGGCAGAGCTATTGAACATTTCAAAGATGATACGTTATTTAAGGCTAAAGTAATCACTATGAAAGCCTTGCAAGATGACGGCTCAATGCTTTGCGACGAGGTACTATCTAAAGCCTCTTACTTATCAAAAGTGAGAGCTATGGGTGAGGACATTGCCAGCGCCAACTATCAACAAATACCGATTGACTTAAAAGGCTGTCTATACAGTCAAATACTTACATATGACACGTTGCCGAAAGACGAAAAAGGTAACGTGTTATTTTCATGTATCAAGAATTATACAGATACCGCAGATACTGGCAGCGATTACTTGGCTAGTATCACATACGGCGTATATGACGGCGAGGCGTATATCCTTGATGTGGTATACACCAAAGACGCTATGGAAACCACAGAGCCAGCGGTAGCCGATATGTTTTATCGTAACAGCGTGAATGTGGCTGATATTGAAAGCAATAACGGCGGCCGAGGGTTTGGCCGTAATGTGCAGAATATACTCAAACAAAAATACAATTCAAATAAGTGTGTGATTAATATGTTTCATCAAAGCGGCAACAAAATAGCACGCATTCAGTCTAATGCTACATGGGTTATGAACCATGTATACATGCCTAAGAATTGGCGTGATAGGTGGCCTCAGTTGGCTGCTGACATTACGAGATACCAACGAGAGGGCAAGAATGCACACGATGACGCAGCCGACGCACTCACAGGCATCGCAGAGAAAATCAATGCGCCGCAGGTTCGCAGCGGCAGAATTAACATCAATTAGAAAGAGGTAACATGGCAATAACATATAACAACCCTCGAGCGACAGAGTACGAGCTACTACATGACGCATATTATGGTAGCGGCATGTTCGCAAGTGGCGCAGCAGTAACAGAACACGCTCGAGAAAGTACTCAATCAATCAATTTCAGACGCAAAATAGCATACTATCTCAACTATACAGGGCCTATTCTCAATGCGAGTGTAGACCCTATTTTTAAAGATGAAATTAAGCGAGAATATAGTAATTCTGTATTATTCGATGAGTTCATTAACGATGTAGATAGACAAGGTACTACATTACAGGAATTTATAGAACAAAATGCAATAGCGGCTAAGCTGTATGGCGTTATGTATATCGTAGTGGATAACGTGAGCGAGTTCGGCAGTTCTTTGGCTGAAACGTTAGCCAATAGATCTATGCCGTACTTAACAGCGGTTGCGCCTAAGAATGTAGTAAATTTTGAGTTCGACGATAACGGCAAGCTCAAACTATTTACTTATGCCACTTACTTAAAGAATGCCGACGGTACAATCAAGGCTCACTACCACACATGGACGCCTACCGAGTGGAAAATCACAGATAGCGACAATAAAGTAGTAGGGCAAGGCGAGCATAACATAGGCCGTATTCCTGTGGTTCAATGGTTCGGTAGAGCAGCACGCAAGCGTGATATTTTACCACCGCCAGAGTATTTGAGTATTGCGAAAACGAATGCTCATGTATATAACCTATGTTCACTACTCTCTCAAATTCTATACAATCAAACATTCAGCATTTTAACGATGCCAGTCGATAATAACGGCTTGCAAGACGTAACTATCGGTACTGACAACCTGCTCGCATATCCAGCAGAGGCAGGCAAGGCACCGAGCTTTATTGCACCAGATAAAGGCCCAGCCGAGGTACTTATGGCTCAAATTGATAAGCTCATCAACGAAATGTATCGCATGAGTGGCATTGATAGCGTTATCGGTGTGCAGCAAGCAAAGAGCGGCGTTGCTAAACAATGGGATTTCGAGCGTACTAACCAAAATCTCGCAGCCTTTGCAGTACGTTGCGAGAATGCAGAATATGACATTATCGAGCTATATCGACTATGGAGCGGCGATAATATCGAGTATCTCTGTGAATATCCTCGAGATTTCAAGGTGAATGATGTAACGGAAAGCCTTACACAAGCGCAGCAAGCTAAAGACCTTGATTTTAAATCTGATACATTCGACAGCGAAATCTTAAAGAAAGTGATTGATGCTTACATGCCAAATCTTGAACCAGATACAAAGGATATGATCGTGAATGAGGCGCAGGCAGCAGCTGATGAAGCTGCACAAGACAAAGCCTATAGTGATGAGGGCGTAGATGATGAAACAGACGAGCCAAACGCTTGATGATATTCTCGAAAAATTCGAGAGCATGGTGCGTGAATTAGTATCGCTTGGATATGCAGCCGATAAGGCCGTTCAAATCGCTTATAAGACTTATCCTATTATGGAAATGTTAGAGGCCCCTCTTACGGCCGATATGGTGGAGAATTTCAATAAAGCCTATCATAGTGTACTTACGCCGCTCTCGGTGGCAGGGCATAGGCCTTTTAATTACACTACTCAATCAATTAGTGAGGCTATGCAAGCAGCTTGGGCGAGCGACGGCTTAAAGCTATCTAAACGCTTGCATCGAAACGCTCGTAAAGTACAGCGTGAGACGGCTGAGGTTATTAAGCAGTCTCTGAAACGTGGTAAAAGTACTCGTGAGATAGCTCGCTCTATATTCGAGGGATATGGCAATGGTGGCATTATTGATACTGATAAACTACCCAAGCATATAGAACGGCTTAGAACCTTAAAGCCGCCTCAATCATTAAATGATGAGGAGCTTGCTCGATTTAAGCGTGTAATTAGACGCACAGAGCGGCAAGTACAGCAGAACACAACGCCAAGCCTACGAGCTGCCTATTCTGAACTCATTCAAGCGGTAGATGAGGGCAACGCTATAGACCTTTCAAGGGCTGTTACTGTAGCGGTGCAAGAGAAAGCACGATACAACGCCGAGCGCATAGCTCGCACAGAAACGGCTAGAGCGTACGCCGACGGCCAAATGCTACGTTATAAAGATGATGACGATGTAGTGGCCTTGAAGTGGCAGCTAAACAGCCGCCACCCTGTATGCGATATATGCGACGTGTATGCAAATGCTGATTTCTATGGGTTAGGTAAAGGGATATATCCAAAGGACAAATTCCCAACGCTGCCAGCTCACCCTCATTGTATGTGCAAGATTGCCCCTGTTTATGACTTTGAGGTTGATATACATCAAGTAAAAGAAAACATTGAAGAGGGCGGAAAGCGATACATTAATTCATTGTCTAAAGTCAATCAAGAGCGCATTCTTGGCGTTCAAGGATTAGAACAAGTACAACGTGGTAAAGAGCCATGGACGCAAAGGGCGAGAGGTTGGACTGGTGAAGCCTTTCTCGTAAGATCACCAAAGGAAAGTATTATACAATCGCAACCTAAAATTATAGAACCTAAAAACAACAATATTAATAATCCCTATATTGTTGATAAAAAGAAGATTAATTCGAAGTCTTATAGAGATAATTTTGAGTTGTTACCGTATAAATCAAAGGTTAATGATGCACTACATAGAGAGGCAATCAACTGCTTTAATGCATCAAACGGCCGTAATGTAGAGCGCCTTGCATTAATAGACGCAAGGAATGGCAAGACGATAGGTTATTCTGTAGGAACGGAAAACTCAAATAAAGTTATTATTAGTAAACCAACTGGATATACTCGAGACAATTCAATAGTTATAATTCACAATCACCCAAACAATAGCGGTTTTTCTCGTGCTGATATAGATACATATATTAAAATGCCTCAAATACATGGCGCTATAGTTGTTACAGGAAACGGAAAAATATATTCGGTATCGAGTATAGATAGAGATAAACCCATTGAAAGGTTTTCTGAGATGCTATATAATATATATAAAGAAGAATATGGTTTGCATAGAGCATCTGATAGGGTATTGAATGACTTACACAGAAAGGGGTGGCTAATATATGAAAAACGTGAATAATGAGATGTTATTGGATTATATCGACTTTACTCCTGAAGAATTTGAAGAATTAATGCAGCCACCTAGAACGTTTTCTAAAGAGGAAGAACGTTTAATAAAAATTAAAACAGATAAGAAAGTTAAAGAAGTATTTGCAAGTTTAGGATATTAAGCCACCTATATAGGTGGCTTTTTTGTATTAAATTCATAATAGATTTACAGGCTCACACTGGCGAAGGTGTGGGCCTTTTATATTGCCACTCAGTAGCAGGAGGCGAAATGTGGCGCATTCATGTTGAAAAGGAGAATGATACATGACTTTAGCAGAATTATACGCAGCACTTGAAAGACTTGAGGGGGGCAAAGACCTCATGGCAGGCTTTAAAAGTGAAATCTCTCGTATTAATGAGGGAGCCAAAGCCGACCGCCTCAAATTCGAGAAACAGATTACCGATTTAACGACAGCTCGAGATGAGTTAAAGGGTAAGGTTGACGAATACGAGGCACACAAAGGTGAAAAAAGCCCAGAAATCTTGGCGTTAGAGAAACAAATCAAAGGCCTTACAGATAAGTACGAGCAAGCCGAGAAAGCTCGACAAGCAGAGATTGAAAAGCGTACCAATTCAGAAATCAGCGCTCAGACTATTGCAGCGCTAACAAAAGCTAATTGTACAGACGCCGAAACATTCAGCAAGCTCATTACTGGACAGATTACAGTACAACAAGACGGCACTTATGGCTGGACTAAAGAGGACGGCACAATCGGCACTATCGAGGAATGCGCAACAGCATTTCTTGCTGATAAGCCTTACGCAGTTAAAACTACGCAAAATGGCGGCAGCGGTGCAGGTGCAGGTAATGCGAACGACGGCAATAGTCAACTAGCAGAAATGTTCAAAATCGCAGGTGTGAAACCACCTAGCGAGGGCTAATTATTTGATTACGAAATGAGGTAATAATCAATGGCAATTAACACTTTAACAATGGCTCAAAATTTCCAAACAGTACTCGACCAACAAATGCTAGTAGGTGCTACATCTGGCTTTATGGAAGTCAATGCTGGCGAAGTAAAATACAACGGCGGCGATACTGTTAAAATTCCTACTCTTTCCGTTGACGGCTTGGCTAACTATGATCGTGATAACGGCTACAATAAAGGCGCCGTATCTTTGACTTACGAAGATTTCAAACTCACTCAAGACCGTGGCCGTAAATTTAATCTTGATGCTATGGAAGTAGATGAAAGCAACTTCTTGGCAACAGGTACAAATGTTATGTCTACATTCCAAGTGGAGCAAGTAATTCCAGAGGTTGACGCTTACCGCTACTCTAAAATTGCTGCTTACGCTAAACAAGGCAACCGCAAAACAGACGCTTTCACACCAAGCGCAGCTAACATCATCGACCAATTAGACAAAGAAATCGTAGAAATCGAGGACTTAGTAGGCGAAACAGGCGACTTAGTAATCGTTATGAATACTCGAGTTCAATCTGTATTGAATAGCGCAGCAGGTGCTAAAGGTATGCTCGATGTATCTAACTTTGAACATGGCGCATATAGTACTCGTGTTCGCACTTATAACGGCATTCCTATTATTGCTGTGCCTAGCGCTCGCATGAAATCTCAATATGTATTCAATGACGGCAAAACTGCTGGACAAGAAAAAGGCGGCTTTAAAGCTGATGCAGCTGCTACAGCTATCAACTGGATTATCATGTCTCGCCGTGCAGCTATTGCAGTATCTAAAACAGATACAATGCGTATTTTCGACCCAACAATTAACCAACAAGCGAACGCTTGGGGCATTGATTACCGTAAGTTCCATGATGTATGGGTTCCAAAAAATCGCCTAGCGACTGTATGGGCTAACTTTGGCGCTTAATTAGGGGGTAACGCATGGGGAAATATAGACTTATCCGACTGAATGAGGTTCGGTACACAGATGATGAGTACACGCTCGAATTGTGGCTAGATGAGGGCTTTGTATTAGAGCCTGCATTCGACAATGACAGCGAGGCGGCTGCTAAACCTAAGAAAAAGGCAACTAAAGCAGCCGAGGAATAACCATGAACGCTAGAGAGGTATTTGAAAAGCGGTTACGGCAAGCAATCAGAGCCAGCGCTCGAGAGGTACAGGAAGAGGCACAACGCACTCATCGCTTTACCTCTAAGAGCGGCCAATTAGAAAGAGCCATAGATGTGCGCATGATTGGTGATAAAACAGCAGAGGTATATATCGACAATGATGTAGCATACTATGGGCCTTTCGTACATGAGGGAACACGAGCACATGAGATATTTCCAAAAGGGAAACAAGTGCTTCGTTGGGTTCCTAATGGTGGTAATGGCTTTGTATTCGCTAAACGTGTATTTCATAGAGGCACTAAGCCAGACCCATTCTTATATGAGGCTCTCGACAATAGCCGTGAGGCTGTTCATGATATATTCTCGAAAGCTGTTAATGTATCGCTTGGCGAGATTGCTCGAAATGTAGAGCTAGGAACCAAGCGAACAGAGCTGCACATTAAACTGTAAGGGGTTGCATACATGTTATACGAATTTCAAGATATGGTATTCGATGATGAGCTACTAGGCCCCAACGTGCTAGAAACCACGCTAAAGAAAGCGGAGAGTTGGCTGTATGTGTTGGCTAAAAAGTTAGGCGTGCAAGAGGGCGATGTTATTCGCTCTTTTATTGCAGATGAATTGGTTACGTTGTACTGTTACCGAGAAACCTGCATGAATAAAGCCGCCTCTCTGATTGGACAATATAGCCGTAATGGTTCCGATGATGATTATTACTCTAAGAAATTGAAATACATTAACGAGAGAATAGCGGTATTAGAGGCTCAAATCACAGCGGAACAGCTCACAGGGCAGCCAGCCAAGTATGCAGGGTATAGAAATATACCTTTATATCGAGGTGGCTAATATGTGGCTCGAATTATTGAATAAAATTAAATACGCATTAGAGAAAGCCGAGTTTAATGGACAGATTAAGCTCGGTTTTTTAGCGCCTCAAACGGCTGGAGTAGACGCTCTCGGAATGGTAATGCTAGGCCGAGGCGAGGCGACGCCTGCCGATGAAAATGTGCACAATATGCTCAAACAAGAGTTTTATATCGAGTGTTGGACTAAATCAGATAGCCATGAGTTCGATGTAGCTTATGAGCAAATTGCCGCATTAGAGAGCCAAGTTGAGAAAGTAATTATTGCTTTTCGTGAGGCTTGCGGCGCACTTAATGAGGAATTTTGCGTATTACAAGACAGCGGCTATCAAATTATAGATATTCGCTGCACAAATAAAATAGACGATCACGACAGCATGAGGCCTTTTATTGGTACACAATACCGATTTGAGGCTAAAATGTACGATTTAAAAGAAAACCTAAATACTAAAGGGGGTATTTATTAATGGCAGAAACAAAATTGTATAAACCAGCGGCGGTAGATATGCCAACAGCTGGCAAAAACTACCTTTTATATTTGAATACTGGTACAGACGAAAAGGCAGGCGCTAAATGGTTATTATTAGGCGGTCAACGCTCTGGCGACTTATCTCGTAAAGCAGATAGTATCGACGCAAGCCATAAAGGCTCTGGCGGTTGGAAATCTACTATTGCAGGCCTTAAAGAATGGAGCTTTTCTATTGAAACATTGCTCATGCCTAGAGAGGAGAGCTTGAAACTCTTAGAAAAAGCATTCCTTGACGGCGACAATGTACACATCAAATTTGAATATCCAGATAAAACATTTTTCACTGGCATTGCAAGTGTTACAGAGCTTTCTATCCAAACACCGCATGACGGCGTAGCTACTTATAAAGGCTCTTTAAATGGCGTTGGCCCATTATCCGAACTACAAGCAGCACCAGCAGGCGCTGGCATTGGTGGCTAATAGGTAGCCTTATATACCTGTAATATTCCTTAATTAGCGCTAAAAAGGGAGTTTTTAAAATATGAAAAAAGTAAATTGTGATTTCTTTAAAAATGGCGAATATTTAATGTTCAATATGCAGCGCCTCATGGAGTTTGAGGCTGCTGTAGGGCAACCTATTGGGGAACTCTTACAAATGAGCATATGGCCTATTAATAGCATTATCACAGGCTATGCAATCGGCATGAAACAACACAGACGAAACGCTCAACAATATTACGAGCTATTCGATGAGCTTTTATCCGATGAAACAAAAAACATGAGCCTATTATCATTACAAGCGCCACTTATGCAAGCGATCATTGCAAGTGGTGCTTTGGGTTCCAAAATGTACTATGAAATGTACCCAAATGAGCTCACGCCAGATGATAAGGTAGCTATCGAAAATGAGGCCGCACAAACAAAAAACTAGAGGGGGGCCAAAGCGCCCCCTCTTTTTCTTTATGGGTACGAAATGCTGAGGAAATGGCGTATAGCGTGCTAGGGCTACGGCCTTGGGAGTTCATGAAATTACAGCCTATCGAGTTTAAAAAGCTCGTGAGAGGCTATGAACGCAAGCAAAAAATAGATGATATGAACCGAGCTTTCTGGGTTGCTAATATCATGAATACGCAATTATCAGAGCCAATCGAACCAAAGAAAATTATTGATATTCTATATCCGCCTACAGAGGCCGAAAAGCGGCAAGCAGAGGCGGACTTTATCCGTGAGTTTAGAGAGGCAGGGGGGGAGATATAGAAAATGGCAGATAGCAATATTAATGTTCGCATAAGTGCTGACAGTTCAGAGGCTACGGCAGCCGTCAATAAGGTGGCTAATACGATAAGCTCTGAACTACCCAAAAGCGTGGCAGAGGCGAGTAATCGAGTAGCCAAAGAGGCGGCTGGCATTCGTGCAGAGATAAAATCAATCGTATCTCAGATGAACAAAGGGCTGCAGTTCGCTGGCGCTGTTACTGGTATAGGCTTTGTGACTGACAAAATCAAAGATGTGGCAGTTGCTGCTACTCAAACAGCCGACGAACTAACGAGTATACGCTCACGAATTAACCTTATTAATGACGGCACACAAACCACAGCCGAGATCATGAATAAGGTATTTGATGCGGCTCAACGCTCTCGAGGTAGCTATACCGATATGGCTGACAGCGTGGCAAAGCTCAATATGCTAGCAAAAGACGCTTTCAGCTCGAACGATGAGGCAATCGCCTTTGTAGAGCAGCTTAATAAGCAATTTAAAATCTCTGGCGCCAGCGTACAAGAGGCTAGTGCTGCGATGTACCAATTAACGCAGGCAATGGCAGCAGGTAAGTTACAAGGCGACGAGTTCCACTCGATTATGGAAAATGCGCCGTTATTGGCTCAATCTATTGCCAATGAAATGGGTATGACTGTAGGCCAATTAAAGGAAATGAGCTCACAAGGGCTTATTACCTCTGACATTATCAAAGAGGCTCTATTTAATAGCGCAGAGGAAACAAACGCAAAATTTGCCGAAATTCCAATGACATTCGCAGAGGTAGGGCAATCTATTCAAAACGAGCTAATACAAGCCTTTCAGCCTGTACTTGAACAGATTTCAGCTATTCCACAAAGTGGCGAGTTCCAAGCGTTAAGTGAGGGCGTAGGCGTAGCAATCAGAGGTATGGCGGTAGTTGTACAAGGCTCTATAGGCCTAATTAGTGCAGCTTTTGCAGGCTTACGAATTGCTATATCTACCATTACTCAGACTGTGCGCAGCTTTGGCTCTTTATTTATAACTACTATGCCGAGAGTATCGGCAGCAGTATTGGCCGTAGTGGTAGCGTTTACCACTTATAGGGCTGCTGTGGCGTTATGTAATGCTCAAACGGCGGCTTTAACCGTCAAGGTGGTAGCGTTACGAGTGGCAGAAGTGGCCTCGACTACAGCGACAAAAGTTCATACTGCGGCTATGGTGGCATGGAGAGCAGCAACAGCAGCAGGTGCAACAGTTACGGCATTACTAACAGCCGTATTGGCTGGTGTAAGAGGTGCTTATATCGCTGTTCGTAGTGGTGCATTAGCAGCAGCGGCAGCGCAGAGGGGGGTTAATCTAGTAATGAGAGCCAACCCTGTAGGGTTATTGATTTCTGTACTTGTAACTTGGGTTCCTGTATTCGCTACAGCGGCAGCAGCCTCTAATGGTTTTGGGTCTACTTTAAGCTCGGTATTTTCAACTATCGTACATACTGCTGTATGGGGCGTAAACAAGATTATCGACGCATTGAATTGGCTCATCGCTAAACTCAACAGCGTAGGCGATAAAGTGGCCAAATTCTTTGGCGGTACGTTCACAGCTATAGCACAGGTTGACACTATCAGCGCAGATACAACGCAGGATATTATAAATGCTGCTGGCGATATGGCCTCGCAAGTTGTAAGCGGCTTATCTGGCGGCGGTGATTATGACGCTGGAGGTGTAGGCGGCGGTGGCGGTGATGTCGGTGGCGGCGGTTCTGGCGGTTCTGGCGGTTCTGGTGGCGGCGGTGGCAGCAGCAAGGGCGACCAATTAGCCAAAGAGGCCAAACAAACGCACGAAAAAATCTTGCAATCGTACCTTGAAATGCAAGGCAATAAGCAAGAGTTACTCGAATTAGAGTATAAAAAAGAACTTGATGAGCTGGACAAGTCAAAGGCAGCGAATGCTAACTACCAACAAGATTTAGAAAATCTTAACGAGGTATATGCTGACAAACGCATCAAAGCCAAACAAGAGGAAACGGCCAAAATGCGAGAAATCGAGAATAATGTTCGTGATATGCGAAAAGACCTCGAGTTAAGCCTAGCGGTTAAGGATAGCACAGGGCAAGCCTCGCCTATGGTGCAATTCACTAAAGAATACACAGACGCTATAGACGCAATCAGCGATAAATGGGATAAATACAGCGATGATTTTGTACAAATGGACAAAATGCAGCAACAGCATTTCATTGACACGCTGAAAGAACGAGGCATTCAGTTTGAAATGACAGAGGACGGCCGAGTTGATTTCGAAAAGCAAAAGACTGAGGAATTGCTCGCAGTTCATCGTGATTATAACGATAAATATCTTGAGTTACAGCGTACACAAGCAGAAGCCAAGTGGAACATTGACGAGGCTATGCGCACACAGAACTTTGAGGCTTTGAAATCGGCGCTCAATGATGAGTATGTAGAAACCCAACAAAGTTATGATCTACGCAAGGAATTGTTAAACGAATACCAGCAGGCGGTAATGGATAGCCACTTGAACACGCAACAGCTTTTATGGGATGCGGCAAGCGCTGGCATTGATAAATTGCAAGAGGGCATTTCTGGACTTTTGCAGGGCACAATGACAATAACGCAGGCTTTCCAAAATATGGGTAAAGCTATTCTGAAAACAATCGCCGATAGTTTGGCTCAATGGATAGCGGCACAAGTTAAGCAGGCCGTACTTGGCAAAATGCTACAATCGCAACAAACGACGACCAGCATTGCAGCGGCAAAGGCTCAACTTCCTGCATGGTCTCAACTAGCTCAACAAGTTAGTATGGCAACAGGTGGCGCCAGTGCGATTGCTGGCATGGCTGCATGGAGTAGCAGCACGGCTGCAGGTATAGCACAGGCCACGTCGTTGAGTAGCGTTGGCAATCTTGGCGGTTCACTCAAAGACGGTGGAAATTTTAGCTCTATGTTCGGCTCAAAAAGCATGCCAAAAATGGCAGAGGGCGGCCTTGCATATGGCACCACAATAGCCCAAATCGGTGAGGGTAAATATGAAGAGGCTGTATTGCCTTTATCTGATAAAGTATTCGACCGATTAGGCGAGGGCATTAATCGCTCTAATGGTGGCATGGGCGCAGGCGGTGGCATTACGCTCAACGTGAGCGCTATCGATGCCGAGAGCTTTGGCTCATTCCTCGAAACACGAGGCGGCAGAGCTTTGCGTCAATTCCTTGTAAATCAAGACCGTGAATTTATTGGCACGGCTGGAACGTGGTGATTATGGCTGAATATTTAAAATTTCCTACTATCATCTCTTTGGCTTGGAAATCACAAAAGGCCCAGAAATGGGATACCAAGACAAAGACCTCTGGCTCTGGAAAGGTTCGCACCATGACAAACTGGAAATATCCACAATACACCATTTCCACAGAGTTTGAGGTGCTAACACCTGCACAATATAAGGAACTTATGGGCTTTTATTCTAAGACTAAAGGCGGTACAGTTCCATTCTTGTGGTTAGATCCAGAGGATAACGCCGAGAAAGGCATTCAGCTCGGTACTGGCAATATGGGCTCATGGCAAGCCGTGCGAAAGTTCGGTGATTTCCTAGAGCCTGTATATCACATTGAAAACCTTAAATTATACGCTAATGGCTCACCTATTCGAGCTGTTAGCGATAAAGGCGTAATTAAGCTGGCAGCAGGCCAGACAGTTGCGCCGAATGCAGTCATTACAGCCGATTATACCTATTATTGGCTGGTAAGGTTCAGCGGTGATATGACAGCCGAGTATATCTTTACAAACGTATATAAATCTAAATCATTCAAGTTAGTATCAACTCGATAGGGGGCGCATTTATGAAAGAGGTAAATGAGGTATTAAGAAATCACCTCAACAATGATAAATATTTCATGAGTTGCGACCTTTACGAGTTGCGCTTGCGTAGTGGTGTTACTTATTATTGGGCTGACAGCGACGCCGACGTATCATATAACGGCCAAATCTATAAGTCAGACGGCCCTATTATCGTAAGGGATAAGATAGCCACTAATAGCACGGTAAGCGTTGATAAAATGACGGTTAGCATATCCACGAATGAGCAGGATAAAATAGGCGGCGTGCCTATTATGGCTGTAGCTCATAATGGTGGTTTTGACGGCGCTCAAATGACGCTCAAACGAGCGTTTTTTGACGATAACTATACTATTATCGACGCTGTAGGGTTATTTACTGGCTTATGTGAGGTTAGTCAAGGCGGCGGCCTCACTTTAAAGCTCAATGTTAAATCAATCGTGCAAAAGCTCAATATTGAATACCCAAATCGGCGGTATTATCCACAGTGCCCTTTCAGCGTGTATTCAAAAGAGTGTGGCGTTGATATTTCAAAGTTTAGAAAAAGCGGTAAGGTTACAGCGTTAGGCTCTGGCCCTAATTCCATACGAATTGACTTACAATTTGCAAATGGCTATTACACAGCTGGCGGCATTGATTGGATCACTGGCCCATTAGCAGGGCAATCAACGCAGATATTACAAAGCAATGACGGAGTAATTCTGTACATGAGCGCCCTTGAAGTAAGCCCAAGAGTTGGCGACCAATTCTATATATACGCTGGCTGCAATAAGACGCCTACGGAATGCAAGAATAAATTCAATAACTGGAACAGAAACAGGGCGACGCCTTACATACCACTAAAGGAGAGCATACGATGAATACTTTAACAACTGGCGAGAAGATAGCAAAAGCTGCTACTGCATGGCTAGGCACACCATACGCCAATAATTCAATGGTAAAAGGTGCTGGCGTCGATTGCTCTTATTTATTAGTTGCTGCACTCGTGGATAGTGGCCTTATGAAAGCCGATAGACTACAGATAGAAAACTACTCAAACGAGTGGCATTTGCACCATTCTGAGGAGAAATATCTTAAATACGTGCAACAGGTAGCCGACGAGGTGAAAGAGGGCGCACCACTTGAAATTGGCGATTTTTTACTATATCAATATGGCCGATGTATCTCACACGGCGCCATATATATCGGCAAGGGATTAGTAATTCATGCTTTCGTAGATTATGGCGTGATTATCTCAAAACTTGATGATGTACTCTTTTATGATAAAAAAGGACGCTCACGTTTGAGGGCTGTGTATAGATTTAGAGAGGAGCGTGAATAATGGGCTTTTTATTTAAAGGCAAAAGCACAACTAGCCGAGCCGATATGATCGCAGATTTTCAAATCAATACAGCCTCATATGGTGAGGTAGTGCCAGAGATACTCGGCACTACTCGAGTAAGCGGTAACATCATTGATTACGAAGATTTCACGGCTCATGAACATAAAACCACTACAAGAACTGGTAAGGGCGGACGTTCTAAGCATACAGATATAAGCTACACCTACACAGTAGCGGCAGCTATTGCTCTGTGTGAGGGGCCTATTGCTGGTATTGGCAAGGTATGGCGAGATAAAGAGGTATATCAATACCCTAATGAGAAAATCGAACTAACCTTATTCAATGGAGCAGTAGCCCAAGCGCCGTGGCCTTATATGACCTCTAAACACCCAGACAAGGCACTACCTTATAGCGGCCTCGCTTATATGGCTGGTGTGGTTGATTTGGGCGACAGAGGGAGCCTACCTCAATATAATTTTGAGGTATACGGCAAGCTAAGAGATACAGGCGACGGCGTTGACGTCAACCCAGCCGACTATATCGAGCATGTACTGCAATCAGTTGGGGCAGATGTACAAATTGAGGGCATTGAAAACTTTAGAGCCTACTGTAAGGCTGCTGATATATTAATCAGTACGCCACCAGCGCAAAAGAGTGCTAAGGCGCAGCAGATTATTAACGATATAGCAGAGATTACAAATAGTTTGGTCTTTTGGTCTACAGATAGGCTTAAAATCGTACCATTAGCCGATAAGCCTATCGGTACATGGACGCCAGCGAACCAAATTCAGTATGACCTCACGGCAGATGACTTTATCGCAGGAACAGACGGCCAACTTATTCTTTATAAAAGGAAAGATACAAGTGAGGCTTATAATGAGGCTACAGTCGAGTTTATTAATCGAGCTAACAGTTACGAGAAAGAAACAGTATCTTTTGAGGTGGTTGCCGATGTACAACGCAACGGCTTAAAACCAGCCTCAAAGAAAAGCGCTCACTACCTTTATACAAAGGCGAGAGCTCAATACTACGCTGAACAGCTAGCTATGAAACGGCTGTATGCTAAAACTCAATATACTTTCCGTTTAGATTGGGCTTTCTGTACTCTCGAGGTAGGCGATTTAGTAACGCTTACCGATGAGGCCTGCCAATTAAATAAGCAGATTGTAGTTATAACAGCAGTCAATGAGGCAGCTGACGGCCAGCTCGAATTTACAGCCGAGGGCAAGCCTGCTGGTACTTATGCGCCAGCTCGCTATGATGTGCACGAGAACGAGCGGCCTTTCATTGATTACAATCAAGAGGCGCCAAGCGTCAACGATGTGGCAATCTTCCAAACCGTTGGCGATGTAGGCGGCAATCAAGTATTTATAGGCGTCAATGCGCCAAGCGGTTGGGGTGGCTGCTCTGTGTGGTTATCTGATAACGGCGAAAACTACAGCCGTATAGGTTCCATTACGCAACAGGCTCGCATGGGCCGCACTCGATTGGCATTCAATGAAACGGCGAACGCCTGCGAGGTTACTCTTAATCAAGGAATGCTTAAAGGCGGTACTCATATAGACGCAGAGCGAGCGAATACGCTTTGTTGGGTGAATGGTGAGGCGCTAAGCTATGAGGGCGCTAACATGGCGCCTAATAATCAATTTTCATTGACTGGCCTCGTGCGTGGACAATATGGCACTAATGCAATCAGTCATAACGCTGGCGAGCGGTTTATTCGTGTAGATGAGGCTTTATTTAGATACCCATATCGAAAAGAGGATATAGGGAAAACAATACACCTCAAATTTACCTCTATGAACCTATTCGGCAGCAATGAGCAAGAGCTCGACGAGGTGCAGGCTTATCAATACACTTTAACGCCGTACTTTATACCAGAGGTTACAGACCTCACGCTATACACTAAATACTACGAGATCACTAATCGAGTTAAGTCATTCGATGTGGTGGCAGAGTTTAACGTGCCACACATTAACAGCCTTGATACTGTGGAAATCTGGTATAGAGAACCGAGCGGAACATGGAAATATGGCGGTGCAGGCGAGGGGCAAGTCATTATAAGCGGCTGTGAATTAGGCCATACATACGAGGTTAAAGCGGTTGTAAAAGATACACACGGAAACACCTCGCAGGGCGTATCTAAGAGTATTACTGTAGAGCTCAAGAGTGAAATTCCGAATAAGCCTCTAGGCTTTTCTATTTCATTTAGCGATATGGCGCATTTTAACTGGCTAGAGGTTAGAAATGCCGATGTAGATTATTACGAGCTACGGCTAGACCTTAACGCAGGGCAAAATGACGGCTTAATCGGTCGCAGTAATAACACTACCTATAGTGGTATACTACGCAATCGTACTGGTAAAGTGTATTTGTACGCTCATAACCCAGCCAAAGGCTATGGAGCGCCTGCTGAACTGACCTATAACGTGCCACTACCGAAAACGCCTAGTAATGTAAAAGCAACTGGCAATATCAACGGCATAGGCGTTACGTTTGAGGCCATTCCTGCAAGCTGTAAGGGCGCCAATGTATACGTTGATAGCAAAGTATACTTTACTACTACAAACGCTCTTACAATTCCTTTAGAGGCTGGCGTCTACAATGTGAAAGTGGCTTACGTTGATATATTCGGCGAGGGGCCAGCGAGTGAGGCTGTCATGGCTACAGTACGAGCTAAGATTGATAAAGCGTTACTCGATATGGAAAGCCTAGGCCTTGCTGATATGGATAAGGCTATTAATGATCTAAAGGGAGAGGTTGGCACAGTTAAAACTAGCGTCAACGGCTTTGAACGTAAACTCATCGACCAAGCCAATGCATTTCAGCGCTCGGTGAGTGATTTGAATAGCAACGTAAACTCACAAATCACCCAAATTTCTAAGGGTATTGAGCTTAAAGTTACCAACGCACTCAACAATCTTGACGGCGCCGCACTTGTAAGCCGCATCAATCTAAGCCCAGCAGGTACACGCATAGACGGAAAGCTCTTACACGTTACTGGTGAGGCGTTATTTGATAACAATATCATTACAAAGGGTATGCTACAGGCTGGCTCTGTTACTGCCGATAAAATGCAAGTCGATAGCTTATCATCTATCACTATCAATACTGGCGACCTAACAGGCGGCTCTATTACTGGCGGCACCTTTAAGAATACAAACGGCTCATTCAGAATTGACCCAAACGGCAATATCGTAGGGGCTAATATTACAGCCTCACGTATTGACGCAAGCTCTATTTTCCAATCTGGATATAAGATTAAGAATATAGACATTCAAGTGTACAAGGTTAAGCATGGCGATTATTGCCCTATTCCTAGTGGTTTTTCAGAGGAGCAATGCACATTCATTCCAGTTGGATATGTACAGACTGAGTGCTATCAATATTCAATAGGCACAGGTAGGCCTTATATTCCACCTAAACAAGACAGTCCTTTTAATGTTGGCGAACGCATAAGCATGGACGAATTTAACAAACAAAAAAGCCGCTGGGTTGGTAACTGTGATGTTTACTTCAGAACTAACCGCACCAACAAGGTCAATGTAGGCATTAAGGGCAAGCGTCGAGTTGTAGTAGAAAGCCAATATTTGGATATGTCTACCACAGGCAGTAATGGCACAGAGGGAACAGGACGCTGGAACGTAGAAACCTATTCATACGGCGAGTTATTTGTATTAGTAATTGCTAAACAGTAAGGGGGTTACATGGTAAAACACGATTTCACACTACATGCTGGACATGATTTCAATATCACGTATCAAGTGCCAGAGGATAGCGACTTAAACCTCACAGGCTATACAGGCGTATGTAAGATACGGAAAAGGCCTAGTGAGGCGGTTATATTTGAATTAGCTGCAGCGGTAGAGGAGAAAAGCGTTACATTCTCACTAGCTGGAGATGTATCGGCAAAAAAACAGCTACAAACTAAAGACTTTGTATATGATGCTTTCATTTATAACGATAGCAATCATATCAAGCTAGGATATGGCAAAATAACACTTATTCAAGATATTTCGATGCATAATTAGGGGGTTAATTATGGCAGATAACACATTTACATTAAAGATTGATAATGAAACGGCTTTACCTTTGCTTGAAAAGGTTGGCAAAGATATTATTATGCCTATCGTTGAGGGTGCAGGCAAAAGCGCATATGCAATCGCGGTAGCACATGGGTATAAAGGCACTGAAAGTGAATGGCTTGAAAGTATCCGTGGTGTACAAGGACCTCAAGGCTTGCCTGGTCCTCAAGGTGAACCAGGACCAATTGGTCAGCCAGGTCCTCAAGGTGAACCAGGCAGTGCTACTAATGCTGCAGAACTTTTAAAATCTAAAAATATTTACCTGGAAAACACGAACGTTGACACAGTAATTACTACTGTAATCGAGAAGTTGTTCGAGAGCGGCTCTTTGCAAGAGGCTGCGTTTAGACAGTTAGAGTATACTCAACCACGAACAGGGCAAGACTATATTGACCTCACAGGCGAGCCTCATTTTAAAGTGGCCGTCAATGGTGGTGATAAAAAAGAATTCGAAAGCGATAACATGCGAATTGCTATCGAGCCATTTGGACCTAAGAATATCGAGCTCAAATACTATGATCTAAACGATAACGAACAAACCACCTTGATTATTAGAGGCACAAATGCGACTGCAGACCAAACAGAAACCGCAGATAATGGGGTTATTTACAAGAAGTTTGGTAATGACCTTGAAATTGATGTATCTAACTATAATGGCACATCGGTATTCAATTTTGCACCAAGTGCGTGGACTGTAAGCAATAACGCTCTAATTACTATCAAGACTAACAAAAAAGTGGTGCTATTGCTTAACGATGCAAGCATTAATAATAATCAGTCAGAGCCAATTATTGACCAATACAGCAAGATTTCAGTTAATGAACCTACATTAGTAATATTTAAGGGTATTAATTCAAATGTGCATATGCTTCTAGGCTTTGACAATGCCGACGGAACTCATACTTATGCTTTTAATCGTGGCAGAGATTTATATATCGTTTGGGATAGTAACCAAAATAAATATGTTAGCAATGCTACAGAAACGCTTTAATAGTAATGTAAGGGGAACAC